ACAGTAGATTGAGGTTTATGGTTAGACAAACTATATCTGACCAAATCATTGGTGGTTCAGGCTCAGGCGTGAACTTGACAGGTATCTTAAATAAAACTGGAATCAACGCATTTAACTATTCATCTTTTGGTGGAAACTTAAAGAGAATTGGTCAAATATTTGAAGCAATCACTGAAATTCAGAAAGATGCTTTTATGAATCCAGACGCAATCATTATGCACCCATCAGATTGGTATCAAGTCGTTACTGAAGTAAATGCAGTTTCAACTAATGGAGCTTTAAATCCATTATTTGTTGGAGCTGGTAGCTTCGGAGACGCTGTTACACCAAGACTATGGGGTGTTCCAGTTGTATCTTCAACTGAAACAACAGCAGGAGATTGTATAGTTGGTGTTTTTGGTGGTGGACAAGCTATCCATATAGTCGCAAGACAAGGTATGGAAGTTGCTATGTCTGATAGCCATGACGCTAACTTTACAAAGGATATTATTGTTATGAAAGCAACTGTAAGAATGGGATTACCTATTTATAGAGCAACTGCTTTCGCAAAAATAACAAACTTCTAAGGATAACTTAGAAATTATTATGACTTTAGTAACTCGGGCAAGCTTTAATGGTAAGTCCGAGTTGCAGTCAGGAAAGGCAAAAATGCAATTAAAAAAATATGTATGGATAGATGAAGCAGGAAAAGTAGCTGAAACATCTGATAATTCTTTACCTAAAGGTTGGAGAAAAGGTCAATTATTAGGTGCTAAAGGACAAGAAGTTTCAGATTTACAAGCTAAAGAGTGGGGACTCGGCAAGAAAGCCAAAGCACCAGCTGAAAATAAAGGTAAGTAATTCTTTATGGCTATCACGAATGGCTACATAACTTTAGCCCAATTAAAAACTTATTTAGGTTTAAGTGGTAGCGGACAAGACACTAATTTAGAAAATGCAGTAGAGGCAGCGTCAAGAGAAATTGACGCTTACTGCGGTAGGTTTTTTTATCAAACAAGTTCTGATACTAAATACTTTACGCCTATTAATCCTTTGTACTTAGACGTACCCGATATATCTACACCTAGTGGTTTAGCTGTTTTAATAGATACTTCTGATGACGGAACACACGATACAACTTTAACAATAAATACTGATTTTTATACAAAACCATTAGACGCTGGAAATGATGTTCAAGGTGTTCAATATCAACCAATAACAAATATTTCTATTTTAGATACAAGAAGTAGTGAACGTTTTGACACAACTATTGTTAAGCAAGTTAAGATTACTGCACAATGGGGTTGGTCAGCAGTACCACAAGCTATTGAACAAGCTACGTTTTTACAAGCAACAAGGTTATTTAAAAGAAAAGACAGTCCTTTTTCTGTTTACGGTAATCCTGAAACAGGCACGGGTGAATTGTTTAATAAGTTTGACCCTGACGCTTTAAAGTTAATAAGAGCATATCAAAAAAGAACTCTTTAAATGTCCAAGTCTGATTATGAAGTCAAGATACTTGGTATAAATCAATTAAGAAAAAGATTAGATATAGCTAAGTTAGGTGCAAAACCTTTAAGAACTTATTACAACTCAACAGGAATGGTTGTTGTTAAAGAAGCAAAAAAACATGTACCAGAAGACACAGGTAAATTAAAAGATTCTATTACTTATAATCCTGTAATGCAAAGAGGTCGTTTACCAGCTGGTATTCGTATTAAAGCTGACGCAAAATATGCAAGTTATGTTCATGGTTATATGCATGAAAACTTTAGACAAAGTAAACCATGGTCAAGAAGCAAACCACACTTTCCACCCGTTCAAGCTCTTGTTGGTTGGTCAAGGCGTAAAGGTTTAAATCCATATTTGGTTGCTTTATCTATTGCTAAAAAAGGAACGCCAATAGTACCATTCTTGAAAATAGGATATAATAAAACAAGAGCCAAGAGGCGAGCGTTGTTAGCAATAACTTCTAAAGATATTGAAAGACAATGGAAACAAAGTAGAAAGAAATTGATAACTAAATAATGGCTAGTTTAACTGATATAAGAAATGGTATAGGTACTGCTCTTGAAAGCATTTCTTCATTAATTGTTTTTAAATATGTTCCAGATTCTATTGAGCCACCTACTGCAATAGTCGGTGTAATGGAAACTGTTGACTATGACTTAACTGAATCTCGGGGTGCAGATAGATATACTATTCCTGTATTTCTATACGTATCAAGAGTTGACGCACAAGATAGTCAAGAAACTTTAGATTCATATTTAGCAAGTAGTGGTGCTTCAAGTGTTAAAACAAAAATAGAATCTGATATAACGTTGGGTGGTGTGGCTCAATCTGTTAGAGTGGTAGAAGCAGATAATTATGGCGTTTATTCAATAAACAATATTGATTATCTAGGTGTAGAATTTACAGTTGAGGTAATAGCATGAAGTACGAAGTAAAAATAGGATTTATGAACGGAAGCAATTCATTTGAGGTTGGCGATATAATCATGGAAGCACAAATTCCAAAGAAGTCAAAGAAATGGATGTTGGAACAGGGTATCATAGAAAAATATGATGAGAACGCAGGCAAGAAAAGGGCTAGGAATGATAAAGGTCATTTCATTGCTGATGACCCTAACACACCAGAAAATGAAGCTTACGAGGAAGAAGAATAATGGGTAAAGGTAAAGGAAGCTACGGCTCAGGTGGTCGTAGAAGAAGAAGACGCAGAGGAACAGGTAAAAGATAATGGCATTTAAACATGGTAAAGATACAAAGGTTTATGTTAATTCAAGTAATTACAGTACTTACTTTAATAGTGCTGATGCTACTAGAACAGCAGATACAGCTGAAAGCACTACATTTGGTAACTCAGCTAAAACATATATAGCTGGGGAAAAAGACGGTACGGTTTCATTAACAGGTTTTTTTGACGCTACTGCTGACGGTGTTCTTCAACCACTTCTTGGCGGAGCTGATTTTGATTTAGTAATAGGCATAGACGGTTTAGATACAGGCGATTATTCAACTTTTGCAAAAGGTAATATAACTAATTATGCAGTATCAAGTCCTGTTGGGGATATAGTGGCTACTTCGTTAGATGTTCAATCTGATGAGGGTATGTGGAACGGAAGCGTATTAACTGCTTCTGCTTTTACTACAACAGCAGCCCAAGGAAGCGCACAAGACAATTCATCATCTACTTCGAATGGTTGTGGCGCATTTTTAATTGTTACTTCTGTTAGTGGGACAAGTCCTACTGGAGATGTAAAAATTCAACATAGTGCGGATAACGTTACTTACGTTGATTTAATAACTTTCACGCAAGCAACAGCAGCGACTTCTGAAGTCAAATTTGTTGATAGTGGAACAACGATAAATAGATACATTCGTGTATATAACACGATTGGTGGAAGTTCAACACCGACAATAAATGCTATTGTAGGTTTTGGACGAAATAATTAAGGAGAAAAAATATGGCATTTGTACATGGAAAGAGCAGTAGTTTTAAACTTGATAATTCATCAGGTTCACTTACTGATATTTCTACTTATGTAAATAATGTTGATTTTCCAGAAACAGCAGATGTTGCAGAAACTTCTACTTTAGGAGCAAGCAATAAGACATACATAGTTGGATTGAAAGATTCTACTATTGGCTTGACTGGTTTGTGGGACGCAACAGCTGACGCTATTTTTGGTGCAGTTGTGGGTCAAAGTGCAACTCTATCGTTTGAATATTCCCCTGAGGGAACAGCAAGCGGTAAAGTGAAATACACTGGCGAAGCGATACTTACAAACTATTCTATTTCTAGCCCTGTGGGTGATGTTGTTGGATATTCAGCAGATTTACAAGTTAGCGGTGCAGTAACACGTGGTACTCACTAATAGATAATTAAAGGAGGAATACATGAAAAGACTATCGGTTAATGATATTAAATCGTTACCTGATGTCCCGACCCAAGAATTAAAAATTGATGAGTGGGACGTTAGTGTAAAAATAAAAGGCATAACTAAATCTATGCAAATAGAGTTAGGTAAACTTTTAGAGAACGGCGAACTTGACGCATTTGACTATCAAAAAAAGTTGTTGATGACTTGTGTTGTTGAGCCAGAGTTATCTGAAGAAGATGTTGAAGCTCTGTATGATAAAGACGCACAAGTTGTTGACAAAGTGTTTTTAGCTATCAATGACCTTAACGGTATAGGAGGCTCTGCTTCGGCAGAGGAATTTCCAGAATAACGCCGATTTAACATTTCAATTTAAATTAGCTAGGGACTTAGGCATGACCGTTGCCGACCTAAGAAATAAAATGCCTTTAAAGGAATATCACGAGTGGATTTCGTTTTATACTTGGGAGAATAAAGAAAGAGATAAAAGATTAGCTATGCAAGAAGCGGAAATTAAGAAAGGCAGAAATAATGGGTAGAGGTGCTGATGTTGTAATTAATTTTATAACAAGAGGAACTGAACAAGCCAAGATGTCCATGAATAAGCTAAGTGGTAGCTTAGGTGGAATGTCTAAATTTGCAAAACAGGCAGCGGTTGCAGTTGGTGTTGCCTTAGCTGTTGCGCTTCGTAAAGCTTTTACAGAATTTGTTGCATTTGATGACGCTATGACGCAATCACTTGCGATTATGAAAACTACTGTTCAACAACAGGAAGATATGACAAGGGCTGCAAGAGAAGTAGCTACTCAATTCCGTGTAACTGCAAAAGACGCAGGAGAGTCGTTTTTCTTCTTAGCTTCAGCTGGTTTAGACGCTGAACAATCGATAGCAGCTTTACCGCAAGTTACAAAGTTTGCACAAGCTGGTATGTTTGATATGGCTACTGCTACTGACTTAGCAACTGACGCCCAGAGTGCATTAGGTTTAACAGTTAATGATGCACAAAAAAACTTAGAAAATTTAACAAGAGTAACTGACGTATTAGTAAAAGCTAACCAATTAGCTAACGCTTCTGTTCAACAATTCTCGGAAGCATTAACAACTAAATCGGGTGCAGCTTTAAAGGTTGTTAATAAAGATATAGAAGAGGGTGTTGCTGTGTTGGCAGCTTTTGCAGATAGAGGTGTAAAAGGTGCTGAAGCTGGAGATAAATTAAACCAAGTATTAAGAGATATTCCAAGAGCTACTGCAAAGAATAGTGAAGAATTTGCAAAACTTGGGTTAGAAATGTTTGACGCCCAAGGCAATATGAAAAATGTTGCAGACATAATTGAAAACCTTGACGCAGTTTTGAAACCAATGTCAGACGAAATGAAAGCAGCGACATTAGACCAATTAGGTTTAAATCGTGGTGTTGCAGACGCAGTTAAGATTTTAAGTGGTGCTACTGAACAGATAAGAGAATATGAAGCAGCTTTAAGGGCAAGCGGTGGCGCTACGGAACAAGTTGCTGAAAATCAAATGGAATCTTTACAAGCAAAAATAGAAATTATGAATTCTAACTTTACTGAACTTGGTTTGGTAATAATGGAAAAAGCAGCGCCAGCGATTGAATGGATTGTTGAAAAAACAACAGCGTTATTAAAGATTCTTACCAACACTATTGAAACTACTGAAGAAGAAGCAGAAGCAATGGACAACGCAGCCGCAAAGAGTTATTTGTATGGGGATTCTATTGATAGCTTACATGGAAGCTTTACTAAATATGATGAAGTTGTTAAGACAGCAACTAAAGACCAAGATTATTTTGATGATACTTTAGAGAGAACACGTATGAGTTGGTTGTCATCTAAAGACGCACAAGAAGACGCAAGAACAGAGGTTGAAGAATACAACGCAACTGTGGGTAATACAAATGAAGTTTTAAATGAAAACATTGAAGCTTTAGAAGAACAAAGAAAAGCACAAGAGGCAGCAGCTGAAGAAATGAGGGCTAATGCTTTACCAAACCTAATGGCTGTAATTGACGCACAACAAAATCTTTCAGATATTTATAAAGAGCAAGATAGGTTACTTGAAAAAAGAGAAGACGCTTCTATTGACGTTGCAAAAGCACAACAAAAAGAAAAAGAAGCTGTTGATAAGTTAGAAAAAGCTAAACAACATCTACAAGACGTAACAGGTCTAGGTGCAAAAGTTACAGACGAAGAAGCTTTAGCTATTGCTAGACAAGAAGAAAGAGTAAAAGAATTAATTGCAACTGAAGATAAGTCTGAAATACAAAAACTTGAATTAGCTGTAGCTCAAAATAAATTAAATGAATTAAGAGAAGAATCTACTGCTTTATCAAGAGAAGAAGAACAAGCAATAAGAGATGTTGAAAATGCTGAAGACAAACTTAAATCAGCACAGGAAAAAGTTTTAGACA